TACGCCAGTAACAAAGAAAATTCCTCCATCAACTGCTCCTCCAGTAAGATTCAAAAGCAAATAATTACTTGCAATATTAATCTGTGGAGTATTAACAATTGTTTCAGTTCCAGTAACAAAAAGATTATTAATATAAACATTATCTCTAAAAGTTTTAATTCCACCAACGCTTTGATCTCCATAAAGTAAAACTGAACTGCCGCTAAGTGAATTTATCTTGTTATCTAAAGTGATTCCTGTGGTTGTTAAATTATTTGATATTGTAGTATCTTGAGTATTAACGTATCCACTAAGATTATTTATTTTAGTGTCTAAAGTGCTTCCAGTAGTTCTTAGATTACTAGAAATATTTGTATCTTGAGAATCAGTATAGCCACTTAAACTATTAATTTTATTATTTAAAGTATTTCCTGTGTTATAAAGATTAGTAGATATATTATTATCTTGAGTATTTACATACCCGCTCAAGTCATTAATCTTTGTATTTAAATTAGAGCCCGTATTAAATAAATTATTAATTAACGTAACGCCAGTAGATGTCAAATTAACTTCTGATGCGCTCCATCCGCTAAGAGAATTAATCTTATTATCAAGAGTAGAACCTGTAGTATATAATTGAGAATCTGTAGCATATATTGCATCAAGATTTCCGCTAAATCCTGTTAACATTGAATATAGATTAGATCCAGTAGATTGTAAATTAATTATTGATGCAGAATAACCGCTTAATGAATTGATTTTAGAATCTAATGTACTACCGGTAGTCGCAAGATTTGTAATCGTTGAATAATTAGCAGTTAAATTTCCGCTAAGTGAGTTAATTTTATTATCAAGACTTGATCCAGTATTTGCTAGGTTAATTGCAGATGCGCTCGAGCCACTTAAAGAATTTATCTTACTATCTAATACGCTTCCAGTCGAAGCTAGATTAGTGATAGTTGCATAATTAGAAGTTAAATTACCACTTAAATTATTAATTTTAATATCTAAATTTGAACCTGTACTAACAAGATTTACATCAGAAGCTGAATAACCACTAAGTGAATTTATTTTATTGTCTAATGTGCTGCCAGTATTAAATAATTGAAGATCACTTGCGTAAGTCGCATCTAAATTACCACTAAAGTTAATTAATAAAGTATATAGATTACTTCCTGTGCTTTGTAGTTGAGCGTCTGTGGCATAATTATTATCTAAACTACCCGTATGTCCAGTAAATAAACCGCTTAAAGAATTTATTGAATTTATTAAAGATGAACCAGTATTATCTAAATTAGTTGTTAAAGAGTTTACTGCTGATTGAAAATATCCACTATTACCAGATATAAAAATTGTATTAAGTCCAGTAGTATAAACTATATTACCATCTGCGCCAGTTATAATAATATTTTCTGCGCCAAGTGAATTTATTGTTGTTGGATTACCTTTTGGTCCAGCTGGTCCTTGAGGTCCGGGTATATAAACATTTGATCCTAACGCTTGAGTTGGAGATGTTACATTTGTAGTAATCGGATTAGGCAAACTTACATCAACGATTATGTCTGCCATAAAATTATCTCGTTACTTCTGGTAGGATTGAAAATTTTCCCAATAATAGTTTAATGCTGTTTCCTGATACATTTCCAGAAGGATATCTTTCTATATCATAAACATATTCATTAACTGGTGTAGCGGCGCTTCCTGTTGAAGGAATATTAATATTTATTGAACCAGAAATATCACTTGTTATATTTGGTTGTAAATCTAAAATAACTATATCAGAGCCATAGCTTGCTCTTACTTGACCGCGAACTTCATAACCACTTAAATTAATTGCTGAACCAGTAGCATCTTTGATATTAAGAGTTAATTGTATGAAGTCGCCTTGAATTCCACTAATGTTATAACGTGTAGCCATGTAAAATATTACACGGCTACACTTTTATAGCGAATTAATTTTTAAATTTTATCGTCCTTCTGAAAGAATATCTTTAGCAGTTTTTGAAACTGGTTTGTTATTCTTGGTATCTGGTCTTACTTGATACTGAGCAGCGTATTTGAGAAATTCTTGCCTTAATCTTTTTACAAGAGTTTGACGATCATCGACTGGAATTAATCCAATTTTAATTGCATGAGCTTGAAGATCGCTCTTAATTAATCCTTTAAGATAAGAATCATATTCAACTGGATCAAGAGTTCCATACTTTCTTTTCCCATCATCGCCCCAAATTTGATCCAATGTAACTTTACGGTTTTCTACTTTGCCATGAGTTTGGCTAAGATTATCTAATGCTGATTTTTTACGTGGCATAATATATTATTCTCCTATTTAATAGATTATATTAATAAAATATGAAGATGTCTAAAAAAAGAAAACCCACGGATATTAATCCGTGGGTTTTCAAATTAGGTAGTATTATCGTCTATTAGCGAATTACTACACCATGAACTGCACGAGAATCAACGCAAACGCGTCCTTCTTCTAGGAATCCGTAGAAGCCAATTTTCTCGGCTCTAGCTGCGAATTGATCATCTGGAAGAGCGGTGAATGTTCCACCGGATTCTGCTTGACGTGCTACTGGGCGAACAAATGCATCCTTGGTTAGATCCAAGCCTACAATGAGTTCGTCTGAAGAGGCTGTGAATGTTCCAGTATAGAACTCCTTGAAGAGTGAATTATACTTTTGATCTGGGCCCAATTCAATTAGATCATGGATAGCAACTCCATAAATCTCTTGAGTTCCAGCATTGCGATAAATATCTTCGCGTACTGAATCTGGTAGATTTGTTAGTACGTTATTTGTTGGCAATGCATTAGCGGTAGTTGTTACACTAACTGGTTGGTAAGCAAAAGAACGGATATCTTCTTTAACCTCTGGGCTAACGAAAAGATCTGTTAAACCATATGCATCTGTGGTTGTGCCACCAGCATAAGATCTGTTTATTCTTTTAACTTGGGTCATTAAACGATTTAGAATGTCTAATGTAAATGTGACGGTTGTTTCGTCAGTATTTAGTACGTTGCCACTTTCAGCAAGTGTTTTTAGAGCTACTGCCCAAGCATTACGTTCTTGTTTTACGAGAACTTCGTTGGCCATACGCTCTACAGCTTTACTAACTACATCGAGACGACCACGACGAGCATAACGCTTTAGGAAGCTGACAGCACTATCCAAACGATAGGTTGCAACTTTCATTTCTGAGAATCCTTCAACTGTTGAAGTTGGAAGACCACCAGCTACGTTTTGTGACCATGTGGTTACATAACCTTCTCCACCATCAAACCATAGGTCGAGTGGGATAGAAGGACGATCATCTTCGTCGTAAGGAAGATCAGTATAGATTGCAGATGCGGTTGCGGCTTGCATTAGAACCTTTGCTACGACTGGTCCTAGGAAAGCGGCGAAGGCTTGGTTAGCTTCTACGGCAACTGTGGTATCACGACTGCCCATAGCTTTTACAAGTTCGATTTGCTCTGCTGTGTTTTTGAGTTTTAATTTCATGTTAAGTTTTCTCCTTTACGAAATTAGAGCATGATCTTTAGCAAGGCAGTACCATTTACTGCGTTACCAAGGAATTTGCCAACTGCAACTTCGTTTGTTCTTAGAGTAGATGTATTAGCTAGATCGCCAATTGTTCCACTTACTACTGCAAACTGACCGGCTGTTGCATTTGCGATTGCAGAACCGCTATAAAGTACTACGCCACGAGTTAGAACTGGAACGGCTTGTCCAGAAATAACTACGTTCATTTCAGCAGCTTTACGTGGGTTAAAAATTAGTTTCTCACCATTTTCATCAAGTTCGCGAACATCTAGGAGGGTTAGTCCAAGAACGTCACCAGAAGTAGCAATAGTTACTTTTGGTCTTACGCCGAATCTTTGTGAATTAGATAGTGGGAATGCAGCACCAACATTGCCTAAAAAGTCAGTTGGTTGATTTGCACTGGAACTTGTTGGTCCAGTTGTGAATCCTTCAGCAGATAGTTTAACAGCTAATCCTCTTGTTGCCATAACGGCAGCGCTTTCAGCGGTTCCGCTGAATGCAAAAAGGTTAAGCACTTCGTGCTCGCTGTAATCTCTGAATGGTCTTAGTGTATGTGCCATATGATTATCTCCTTATTTATTTAGTTAATTCAAATCCGTCTAACCCGAAAGCTGCTGCATACTTTTCTTTTACGCTTGGCTGACTGGCTGGGGCGGAATTTGGAATTTCAATTGAAGCTTTTGATCCATTATCAACAGCTTGTTCGACAACCTCTTGAGTTGTAGAAATTTCTTGCGCAACTGGTTGTGCGACTTCTTCAGAAGCTTTAGCTTCTTCTGCGTCTGAATGATTTTTCATCTCTTTATCCATTTTTACTTTTTTAGCAGCTTTATTCTTTTCTTTCATAAGAACTGCCATCTTACCCTTGTAAGCAGAGAAAGCATCTTCAGTTAAATCTTTGAGGTCAGAAGCAAGAACTTTACGATCTTCATCACTGAGATCAAATTCTTCATCAAAAGATGCCATTCTTAGATTGAAGGCTTCTTCTTTTGCTTTTGCTTCTTTTTCAGCTTCGATAGTTGCTAGCTTTTGACCAAGTTCTTCGACTTGTTTCTTAACTGCATCATGTTCAGCAGTTACTGTAGCAATTTTTTCGTTAGCAGCTTTGAGTTCATTTTCTTGGGCTGATTTCTCTGCCAAGAAAGTTTCATTAGCTTTTTTGAGCTCCTCGGCAACAAAGTCAACAATAGAGCTGGCTGTTACTTCTTTAAGGAGACTGTCTGTAATATCTTCGATTTTGGTTATTTTCATATATATCCTCTCTTTTTTTACATCTAAACTTTCCTCTTGGGAAATATTATTTTTTGAAGCTAAAATTGGTTCTTCAACAATTTCAACCTTTTCTTCCTCTTTTAATTCAATTTCTTCAGAGCTTTTATTGGTTTTTAATTCAATTTTAATTGGCTCTTCTGGAGGTGTTGCTACACCTTGAACATCAGCAGCTGGATTTAACGTAAATCCAACTCCTAGAGGAACAACTTTACCGAAAACTTGTCTATATACTGATTTGTCATCACCTAATCTACCATTTCCACCAAATCCTCTTAGATGATCTTTAATCTTTTCTATTTGATTAGCGTCAGATACAATGGTGCCATTTTCAATATTTTTTTCACCATTATCTAATACTACAACATTATAATCATTAAATCCTAATTCCCAACTAGCACTTATACTCATGTAATTATCACTTGTTGGGTCGTTAGATTCTTCAATTTGATCTGCTAAATCTTTATCAACTACTTTCCAGATAACTCCACCAAGAGTAATATTAAATGGAGTTTTCATGGATTTAATATCAGCTTCTGCTAGACTCTCATTACTTCCAAACTTACTAAAACTAGCAGATAATATACAACCAATAACTTGTTTGCGATTATGCTCAATATTAATTGGTTTGTTAACGAAATTTTTAGCAATCTTAGCGGCAGTTTCGCCATCAATAACATCGCCGTTTTTATTTACTCTATTAACAACGCAAGCGTCAAAAGCTACAGGAAGAAGATCAACATTATCTTCTGTGTTAATATCTGGTAAGAATTTTCTTAATTTGTCGAGTGAAGCAACTGATAAGTATTTATCTTTCTCTTCACTAACTACTGGGCGAATTTTAATATTCGCAAAGATTGATTCAAATTTAAGTTTTTGTTTCTTCATAGTATTAAATATTATCTAAACCATATATTACACCATCTTCTTCATCATCGAGATATAATTCGTCTGCAGAACTAAAATCAAAATCTTCTAATTTATAATTTTTAATATCTATTTCTGCTTGAGCAAAATCTTCATCGTCTGGTTCAAAATTAACTTCTATTTCATAGTCAGAAGCTGAAGCTCTTGTAATATCACTATCAGCTTTTCTATAAGAATCTTTTACTTTGCCACCACGCACCATTTTTAAAAACATATTTACGCGTGCCATAGCCCATCCACCACGAGTCATTCCCGGTCTATGAGAAGAAGAAAATGCACCTGCACCACGACGATATACTTTTTTTAATTGACCTAAAGTTACTTTCTTTTTATTTTTACTATTGTGTTCTTTAACTTTATTTTTAAGAGCTTCAATTACTTTTTTAGAAAATTCAATGGCTTTATCACTTTTTGTTCCTGCGCTACCGGGTTTATTGCGACTTGATCCCTTACGTCTTTCAGATGGTTTTGATGGTGTTTGAGCAGCGGATTTTGGTCCTTTTCTTTTGGCGTTTAATTCAAAGCCATATTGTTCAGAATTATAATTCATGCTATATATATTATACACTTATAGAAAGGACATTTTTAATTAATTTTAATTATTTCTTATATAATTCTTTAGTTACATCATCTGCAGAGCCCATAGTTGGAGTTTCTGGATATTTAGTAGGTAGTTCTCTGCTCTCGTAATTTGGTTCTGAACAACTAATTAATAGAAATAAAGGTAATATTAATATTAGTTTTTTCACAAATACTATTACACTTTTAATGAATCTTCTATTAATTTAGCTTCTGCGTCTCTTCGTCTACTCATGCCCTTTTCTATGCTTCCTCCAATCCATATTCTTTTCATATTTCTTATTTGATTAGCTATAAAGGTTAATGCTTTTTGATCATAATTAGATACTAATTTCATGCCATCTCGTATTAATTTCATTTCGCGGCGACGATCACCTTCTAAAGCTGCTCCTCTGTTAAATACAAGACTAACTAATCCACCTTTTGCATCTTCTGGAAGGTTATCGAAATTAGGAAAAGTTTGTTTTGTTAAATTATAAAATTTAGTTACTGTTTTATTATTAAATACTTTTAGTGCAAGATCCCAAGGAATAGTTATATCTTTTAATCCTCTAATAAGATTCTTCGCATTGTATCCTTTGATACCAACTACTTTATATAATCTATCAAAAATTTCTTTAGGAAGATCTTTCCAGTCTTCGCTAAATTCTGATTTGTTTACATAACCCAAATCATAACCAACACCAATTGTTACTCCACTTTGACCTTCTGGCCAAGCTGGATTTTTTAAAAATTTATTATAATAGTTTTCGCCACCGCCAACTTCAAATTCAAGAATAAGATCTAAGGATTTTTTTGAGAGCATTTTTAATTATTTATTTTATCTATTGTTTTATCTAAGATGTTATCTGCTGGTACTTTTTCTTTTAACCAAGAGTTCAAAACTCCAAAATAAACAAGATGCTCACTACTAATAAGAAATAATTCATTGCCAAAATTATCCTTGTAAGGAGTTATTCCAGAGTCTTCGGTTAGATCAATTGCTTTTTCTTTTTTGAATTTGATTCTATACATTTTAATTAGATTATTATATCGTTCGCGCGCTTGGCGAGTAATAAGCGCATCATCACCAACAAAAGAAATTAATCCACCATTATCTTTATCATATTGCTTTGGAGTAGTTGCGTCATAAGATGATTTGTCATCTTGTATTTTATTTGGTGTCACAGTAGCACATCCAACAAAAAGAAAATTAAGAACTAATATGCTTGCGAGCTTGTTCAAGGTCTTTTTCCTTTACTGCATTTTCAATTCCACTTTGATGATCAACTTCTTTTTGAGCTTCTTGGCGCTCTTTCATTTCTTTTGTATTCTTAGCGCCGAATACGTTATTAATTGCTGCGAATATTCCAGATACTGCTGAAAGTAATGCTGTTAATATTCCAGTTGGCATGATTACTCTACGTAACTTGCTGTTGCATCTTTGCATCCAGATGCAATAGCGTTAAGTACCTTTATTGCAAGAGCGCCATTTCCATCTAGTCTAGCAAATTGTTGAGCATAAAGATCTTTGATTACGGTAACATAATTTGCCCAATGAGTTTTTTCTGCTGGAAGATAATCATTAAGAGCTTTTTGAAGTTGCTCTGGAGTTGGAGTATTTCCAACTGTTAGTGCTTCTACAATTGCTGCAACATGATTAATCATCTTAGCCTTTTCAATTCTATCGTTACCAGAAACTGCTTGATCAAGAACAACTGTACAAGCTAATACAACTGCTGGCTTAACATAAGGAAGAGTATTTTCAACACTTGTTGCAACATCAACTTTTCCAGTATTGGTTGTAGCACAAGCACCAAAAAATACGCTCAAAAGAGCAACTGCGGCTAATTGTAATTTATTCATATATTTTCTCCATGTGTTCTATCTTTTGCTTCAGTTGTTTGGGCTACTGTTCCACCAGTAACTGCTGCATCTTTTACTGTTAATGCAAAAATAATACCAGATACAACTGCTACTAATTTTGAAATTCCTGTGATATAAGCTTCTGCATGATCTGGAAGAAATGCTACTAGCGAAGGATCAGAATGAATTGCTATTGCAGTACAAACTGCTACAACTGTGGCTATTCCAGATGAGCTAGATCTCCAATTTGGGCCAAATATTTTAGATAGCATAATTCTCATAAGATATTACACTATATTATATCTAAATTTAAGGGTATTATCAAAAATAACTTAATATCTTACTTTCATCAAAAGCTTTAGTTAAATCTATATTACATTGATGAGATAATCCAATAAACTCTTGTTCTGATACAATGCCATCTATTGGATGATAAAATGCTTTCGCGCTATCTTTTGCTAAGATATTTTTATGTAAATTATAACCTAATTTATCTGGTTTCGTACCAATCCAACAAACTACAGATGACAATCCTAAAGCAGCAGCAGCGTGTTGTGAATAAGAATCAATTAATAATCTAGCTGTGGATAATGCTAATAACGCAAAACTTTCTCTCCAAGGCAAAGATACTTGCTCTGCACCTTCGAATTTTAATTGATTTGGTCTACAAAGATGATAAATGTAATATTTGTTACTTAATTTTTTTACTAATTTTTCTGTGAGAAAAGGTGGTATATCTCTTGACCAACTGTAGTGATTATTAGGTTGTCCTTCTACTCCACCATTAGGTTGAATAACTAAAATAGGCTTTTCTTTTGCAAATTTAGTTTGAGCATCATAAATTTCTGCTTGATTAATATATAATTTTGGCTGTTCATTATTGTATTTTAAATTAAACATTTGACACCAAGCATTAATTAAATGTTTATTTTTTGCAACATATTCGTCGCTTTGATAAACTTCATTACCTAAATAAATAACATCTTTATCTTTAATAAAATCATTATAAAAGTATTGAACTGTATTAGATCTATATACTCTATGAACAAAAGGATTATTAAGAAAAACTTCTGGATAAGGACATACTACAATTAAATCTCTATCTGGATAATTATTTTTTATACATTCTGCAACAGCTGTTGATGCAATATGTTTACCTATTCCACCTTGAAGAAAGAATACTACATTTTTCATTTTAAATTGCGCCAAAATTCAAGATTAGAGTATTGATTTGCAACATCTCCAAGTATTTCATAAGCTTTGTGTGGTACTGGTTTTACCACAGATCGTATTGTATGAAGGTCTTTGATCCTATGAATATTGTCGTCATCTTCTTTTGTCATTTGTACTACATTATTAAAATCATGATTATAATATTCTAATCCAATAAAATCATAAATATTTCTAATTGTTTGCTCTGGATTATTTGTTAGATCATCAAATTCCATAAAAAATAATCTATCTTTGTGTCCTCTTTCTACTGCATCTTTGAGTCTATTAAATGCATCTCCAAGAGGTTGTCCTGCTTCTGCCCAAAGTTCTGCTCTGCCTTTTATTGTAAGAGATTTATTATAATTATTTTGTTCTATATTCCATTGGCTTTGTCCTGTGGTTTTTCTCCAAAGCATTTCAAAAGAAGCAAGTATTTCATTGACATTTCTTACAGTGCAGACTAATTTGGCTTTTTTATCTAATGCAAATTCAAGGGTTTCTATTATAGATAACCAGCCACGACCTTTATCAAATACTATATTTTTATCTGTGAGATGATAAGAATTTAATACTGACTTTAAAACGTTTTTTAATTGATCTCTATTAATACCTTCTGCTTGATGCTCTACAATTCGATCCCATTGATTTCTTATTGAAAATAATATTTCAATACAACCGCTTGTGGCTTTACTTACAAAAATCTCAGGATTTTGAGCTAAAATATTGCAAAGTAGTGTTGATCCTGATCTTGGCAGACCAGAAATAAAAAAGATTTCTTTTTGAGTCATCTCATATAGTATATGATATTATATTAGAAAAGTCAAGAAAATTATGCGGTATTTATTATAATATTATTTAATTTTAAAATCTAATAATTAAACGTAAAAATATGCAGCCACATTAACTGCTAAACCCGAAGCGACATTATTAGATCCGGCGTTAAAATTAGTTTGATAATAAAAAGATACAAAATCTCCAGATTTTATTGGTATATTTAAATTTCCAGTAGTATTAGCGTACATTGTGTTAACTGCAGGGATATTTATTCCTGACGTAACTTGGACTCCTGCACTTGTATCATCAATAAGAGCATTGTTTCCAAAATTTTTAAAATACCCTGTCATTGCATTACTTGGAGTTGGAGCATTAGTTTTTGCAATACTAGTCCATACAACTTTTCTTAAATAACAATCTTGTGCAATTTGAACTCGTCTTCTTTCATTAGAAGCTAGACCAACTGGATCAATATCCATTTGTGGTCCAAAATAATAATATTGAGTACCAGCACTTGTATTATTTCGCACATGACCATAATTCATAACAAATGGCGTAGATCCACTTAAAAGAACTCCTGTGTTACCTACTGTTAAATTACCACTAACAACATTTAATCCAGACTGACTTATTCTTGCTATTGTACTTCCAAGCGTAGTTCCTCCAGCGTGGAATTCTATAGCGGTATTAGGTGTTTGAGTTCCAATGTCTAAATTTCCACCATTAATAAATAAGTATCCATCTAATCCGGTTCCATTGGTATAGGTAGGATCATTATATCCGCTATTATTTATACCAAGATTAATAAAGTTACTAGAATCTGTTCCATTGTTTGCTGTGATAACCAAATCTGCGCTAGCAAGTAAACCAGTTGCTCTATTTTGGATATTTAATTGAAGATAAGTATTTCCACTGCCAACTACTGAAAGAGGATTATTTGGTAATCCTGCGGCTACTGCGCCAGAAAGAGAAAATATTCCAGAATTTCTAAAGTTAACACTGTTATATATATCTGGTTTTGCAAAATATACGCCACTATTAAAATCTAGCGTTAAGGAGTGGGCGCTAGAAGAATTATGAGCACGATTCTGGCCGTCTCCAAGAACTGCTGATCCAGAATGAAGAGAATTTACAACAGAACATCTGCCGCCAATAATGTAACTATAGTCTCCTAAAGCACAATTTCTATATCCTCCACCAACATTTGCATAAGATGCTGTTGCGCAATTTTCTCTTCCTCCACCAACAATTGCAGAGAATGCTGTTGCACGATTTCCAAGTCCTCCACCAACATTTGCATAAGTGAATGTTGCACGATTTTGACTTCCTCCGCCAACAGTTGCATAAGCTTCTGTTGCATAATTTTGAAATCCTCCACCAACAGTTGAAGAAGATCCTGATGCAATATTATACTTTCCTCCACCAACATTCGAATAATTTGCTATCGCACAATTATAACATCCTCCACCAACAGTTGAAGCAGCTTCTAGCGCACAATTATAAAATCCTCCGGCAACATTTGAATAATCCCCAAGTGCAAAATTACCTACTCCTCCGCCAACAGTTGAAGAAGGTCTTGTTGCGCAATTATAATATCCTCCACCAACAGTTGAACAATTTCCTATTGCACAATTTCTATAGCCTCCGCCGATAGTTGCGCTGTGTGCTGTTGCACGATTACAGAATCCTCCACCAATAGTTGAAATAATTCCTGTTGCACAATTTTGAGTTCCTCCTCCAATAGTTGAGTATACTCCTGATGCAAGATTACTGCTTCCTCCGCCAATAGTTGAACAAGCTCCTCGCGCGCAATTAAAAGATCCTCCAGCAACAGTTGAACTAACTCCTGATGTAAGATTACAACACCCTCCGCCAATAGTTGAATAATTCTCAAGCGCACAATTAAACCTCCCTCCACCAAGAGTTGCAGCGTCTCCTGTTGCAGTATTAAAATATCCTCCGCCAACAGTTGCACCGTATCCTGATACAAAATTATTACTTCCTCCGCCAATAGTTGAAACAATTCCGTGTGCTTTATTACTACCTCCTCCGCCAATAGTTGCGCCGTTTGCTGTTACACAATTTTGATTTCCTCCACCAATACTTGCAAAATTAGACTCTCTACATATAGTATTACTAGCTCCTCCGCCAATAGTTGAAAAACATGCGTTGCCTGAATTACAAGCTCCTCCGCCAATAGTTGAAAGACGACTTGAAACAATATTACAACATCCTCCGCCAATAGTCGAAAATTCTCCTGTTGCAATATTACAATATCCTCCAGCAATAGTTGGACTGCATCCTCTTAGTATGCAACTACGTCTTCCTCCACCAATGGTTGCATGGTCTGAATTTATTATGCAATTACCGTCTCCTCCACCTATAGTTGAGTTGGATCCTGTTTGGATACTATTTCTAAATCCCCCACCAATAATCCCTTGGAATCCTGTTGCAAAATTACAACATCCTCCGCCAACAACTATACCAAGTCCTATTGCCCGATTCCTAAATCCTCCACCAATAGTTGAGTTCGTTCCCGATACAACATTGCAAGTTCCTCCACCAAGAGTTGCACCGTTTCCTGTTGCAAAATTCAAACATCCCCCACCAACAGTTGTATTAATTCCTGCTGCTCGATTCCTAAATCCTCCACCAATAATTGAAGAAGATCCTGTTACAACATTACAAGATCCCCCACCAATACTTGTGGAGTTTCCTAGTGCACAATTATTATATCCTCCAGCAACATTTGCATAGAGTTCTGTTGCAAAATTCAAAAGTCCTCCGCCAACAGTTGAGTGGTATCCTGCGCTATTATCAAATCCTCCGCCAATAGTTGCACCATATGCTATCGCACAATTTCTAAATCCTCCGCCAACAGTTGAAATGAATCCTGTTGCACAATTTCTATAGCCTCCACCAACATTTGCATAGATTGCTGTTGCACAATTACATCTTCCTCCTCCAATATTTGCATAGGCTGCTGTTGCACGATTTTGAGCTCCTCCACCAACAGTTGAAAAAATTCCTGTTGCACAATTTAAAAATCCTCCACCAATAGTTGAAGCGAGTGCGCATGCTCTATTATTACCTCCTCCACCAACAGTTGAAATGAATCCTGTTGCACAATTATAGCATCCTCCGCCAACGGTTGAACAATTTCCTAATGCACAATTTTTATATCCTCCACCAACATTTGCAGCGCATGCTGTTGCACAATTTCCACATCCTCCACCAACAGTTGCAGCGCATGCTGTTGCACAATTATTTCTTCCTCCTCCAATATTTGCATAGGCTGCTGTTGCACAATTTTGAACTCCTCCACCAACAGTTGAATAATCTCGTAGTGCGCTATTATCAAATCCTCCGCCAATAGTTGAATAATTTCCTGATGCAAAATTACAGTGTCCTCCACCAATAGTTGAAGTATTTCCTAATGTACAATTACAACTTCCTCCGCCAATAGTTGAGTAATTTCCTGATGCAAAATTACAGTATCCTCCACCAACAGTTGAAGAAATTCCTCTTGCACAATTATAAGCTCCTCCGCCAACAGTTGCAAGAGTGTTTATTGCGGAATTTCTATATCCTCCGCCAACAATTGCATAAAGTCCAGAAGCTAAATTACCACTACCTCCGCCCATAACAATATGAGCTCCACTATAATTATTATTTGCACCAAAAATTTTTATCCCACTAACTGGTTGATCTCCAGTATTATAAACAATATTTGTTGCATAAATTTGATCGAAACTTCCTGTTAATGATCCTAAATATGCAGAAGTAATAAAATTTTGAATTGTTCCAGATAAATCTGCTTGATTAAGTTGTTTACCGCGAATTAAATTATCAGCCATTTGTTATATCCTCGGATTTTTTGCTATGATAAAGAATACTAGCAACATAAGTGTCTAATCCATGCTCTACAGCTATACTCTCAATATCAGAAATTTTATCGAGATTTTTATCTTTAGGATTTTTTACATATTCATTTACAACAGAATCCCAGACTTCTGGATTTTCATTTGAAGCAATAATTTTTACTATTTCAAATGCGACTTCTTTTTGTTGTTTAGATAGTTTGCGAAGAGAATGTCTTTCTCTTAAGGATGCTTCTACTTTTTCTTGTAATCTTGAAGCAAGAACGAAATTATCTTTAATTTTTTCTATATTAAATAGTGAAGCTTTAGATTGTTTACCTTGACCTTTTGGATTAATATTTTTTGTGCTTTGAGGAATTCCAGTTGATCCTGATGGTCTGCCGGGTTCTGATCCAATTTTAGCTCCTCCAATAAGTGGTTGATAAAGACCTTGATCTTTTAATTCTCTAAATTTTTCTTGAGACGCAATTGACTCTTCCGTTTGTGGAAGTTTTCCAGATTCAATTGCAGCGAGACCCTCTTCTGGAGTTAAGATACCAAGTTCCATTAATCTTGTAAAAATTCTAGAATATTGAACGTCATCTTTAAGATCAATATCTTCGAAGAATGGAGTTGGATAATTTTTGAATCCGAGATCCCTACTAATTCTTCTAATTTCTGGATACAAGAAATTATTTAAGAAAGATTCTCTAGATTGTTTGAGCCTTTCAATAAATACTTGTACCTTCATGCTTCCATTAGCAAACTTATCATTTCCAATTAGAATATTATTTAAACCAACTAAAATATCTCTATCTACAACTTCATATTTTTCTGGTCCCATTAAGTTACCGATTTCTGGAATAACAAATTGAGCTTTTGTTGTATAATCTGCAATAAGAACACGACCAACACTTTGATTTGTAAATAAGTTTTGCATCGCTTCAAGATTCTTTTGATTAACTCCACCTTTATCTGGATCTGTTCCCATTGTTACTAGTAGAACTATTTGTTGCATTGTGCGAGCAATAGACATGTCCATCTTTTTCATTTCTGCTTTCCAGTTAATATCTTCAAGAACTGGGAATCCCATTGGAACTGCAAATGGCTCGTAATCTTGTTTCTTATAAAATACAGCGGAAAGTCTATCTCGATCTAATGGCAGAGTTAGAATACCAACTCTAGTTTTTGTAATAAGTCTTTGTGTTTCTATTGGTAAACTTTCTAATACTTCTTTATCTTCTGGAGTCTTTGGAGCTTTTAATCTTTCCAATTCATAATCTGTCAAAATTTTATAATATCTTCCTACTGAGAAATTGATTGTTCCGCCTAGTTGAACGTCAGCAGGATTAATAATATTATATCTTGCTGGTAACATAACATCCGCAGCTTTTGCAGATAATCCAAAGGTTTGAGTAATTTTATTAACATCTTCTGGTTTAATTTTTGTATCAAAACGATAAATAAATACGTTACCACTTCGATAATATTCACGGAAAAATTGATCAAGCAAATCAAATATATTTATTTTCTTTAACCATGCACTAAAAAAGTCCCTACTCTTTTGACTTCCACCTTTGAAATAAATATTGCTACAAGAAAATTCTGTCATTAAATCAATAGTGTTTCTAAATACTGCAAAGTTATAATAGCATTTTTGACAGAGAATGACCGCGTCACGGACATTCATATTAGAGCTATTAGATATGCCAGTTGAATATCTAAAAGGAATTAAGCCAGTATCAATATTTCTATATCTATCTGTTCTAGTAATATCTGCTGATACATTTCTTCTAGTTTGAGTATGAGAAGAATCTGCAGAGTCTGATCCGTAAGATGCAGCTTTTGTTTCGTAAGTAGAAGCATCTGATACCATTAGAGGTTGGATTTCTTCGCTTTTTACGATTTTTTCTTCTTTTTTAGGTTTTTTGGCCATTTTTATTATTAAATATTACACATTATCTGATCATAATAGGCGAAAAAGTCACTTCTGCCTGTATGATCTGTACGCTCATCATATCATTATAGCACTTTACGGCCCAATTTGCTAACATAAATGCTGAATAATTGTCTTTTCTGGCCTTATTTGCAGATGCACTTCTTTTTAAATGCTGTGGTAAATCAAAACTTTGAGTACCACGACTAGTAGCTGAATGTTCAATTAATACGCATTGTTTTTTCGTCTGATAGATAAAGTCATCTTGATTTTCAATAAAGTCTAAAACGGTCCAATCCTTCTTATCGTCTACTTTCATTAAATCTAATGGTAGATTTAAACTTACTGTTTGATTAAATGAGGCTTCATCAGATGCTGTTCTACTCGCAAACCATACTCTTTTATAATCAATACAAGCTTGTAGATATTCATTTGCTTTACGAATAAAATTACTTGTGAATACTTGATTAAAGGCTATTCTTTTGTCATCTAAATTATATTTATTTTTAGCATTTTTAATCATTATATCATAATCTATGCCTTCTAATTCTGAATCTATATCTAATGTTTTAATTTCTAATTTACTATTTTTAAATAAAGTAGATTGATTGCATGCAGATAAAAATGTATCAGCACCAGCATTATCAAGAACCATAAATACAATATTAAAATTAGTTAAAATATAATAAAGATAATTAACATGATTTTTTAAATTACCAAGCCCTGCATAAGTATGAACTAAAATACCTTGGCCTTTTTCTTCATCTAATTCCATAACTGCCATAGCAAAATAATCTGCATTAGGACTATCGCTCATATTAGGATCAATCCCTAAAATATATTTTTTCTTAGGATCGCCCTTCATTAAAGTATGAGGTGCTTCTCCAGTTTTTAATGTACATTCTTCCATCTTTTTTGCATTAAAATAACTATCACTACCATCTGTAAACTGCGCACAATATTCTCGAAGAAATCCACTATGACTTGATCCACCAGCTTGAGCTTCTTCAATAATTGTTTTGTCAATCATTTCTTCTGGAAGAGCTTCGTAACTTAATTGACTTACAAAGTATGTGGCTTCACCTCTTTCTGGACTATTAATTTTCTCGCACCATTCATTATAAGTTTTATAAAGATTTTCAAATGTATAGCTTGCAGATGAAAGAGCAATCATCTTGCTTGTATTTTCGAATACCATTCTATCTTTTTCTTGCATGAGTCCTTCTGATATTAACTTATCTTCAAACTCACGAATCTCCATTCTCTCTTTCATGTTTTGTGGAGCTACCAAGAATGGCATCAAAACGTTTTTAATAATTTCTTCTGGAAGCAAAAGAAACTCATCAAGAACAAGAATATTGGCGCGGAAACCTCGAATCTTTTCTCCGTTAAGAGGAATAGCTACAATACTTCCACCATTTATCTGCCACTCAAATTGATCATTTCTTTTAGCTTTAACTCCAAAGCATTGAGATAATAATTCTGCTCCGGGACTTTCTACGATCTTTTCAAGATTATTAAAAATAAATCTTGCTGTTCTGAATGTTGGACCAGCTATAAGAATCTTTGTATTAGGTTCAAATACGCATTGAAGAAAACAAAATACTGCACCCATAAAAGACTTACCGCAACCACGACCAAACACGCACATATTAAAATTTCTGTTCATCATAGCTTTAAGATGAATTTCTTGGTAAGGGGCGAGCTTTACTCCGCTGATAAGTTCGGTAGAAAATCCAAGATTAGCTCTTAAGAATTTCGCAAGACTAATTTTAGCTTCTTTATCATTAAGGAAACCTTTTAGTTGTGAAAGCTCTGCGTTTACGTCCTTAACTTCTCTTAGATATTTATCTGGACAATATATCATAAAATTTTCATGTCATAGGCTAATTGAAGATCTATCTTCTTATAAAAACAATTACTTGCAAAAATAGATTCAATTATTCTAGTCATCTCTGCTCGTCCATCAACAAATAGAAATTGTAAATTATCATAGCTTTGAAGAAGTTCTCGCACATTATGAAATATATATTCTGGTGTTGCTTTTATTTTTTTACTAATATGAGGAAGATATTGGAAGCTTAAAGCGCTTGTCAATTTTTCTTCTACCATAACTATGATATAAGAGTTATTCTTTTTAGCCTTCTCTATTTCATTTTTAAATCTGTCAAAGTTCTTGACGCTAAGAGTACTAATAAAATCGCTAAGACTTTTTCTTTCTATAAAACATCCACAATTGTCATTTGAGCAAGCATAATCTCCAAATCCAAGAGTCTTAATTTCAAAAGGCGTATTGAATTTAAGCCAGCTTTGCTCGCGAGTATCAACATAGATTGTATCTTTGTTTGTTAATTTATTTTTGAAATGATCTCCTACAAGATTAGGATGAATGAATTTATTCTCTAGACCAATAGACGAACAAGCATCATAGTAATCTTTAAATATAGTATTATAAAATAAAATAGATGGCGCCATGATTGTTCTAAGCTCAACTTGAGTTGGTGAATATATAAGATTTTTAACTTCTTTTCTTTTAATTAATAATTCTTTGCAATACTCTTGAGCTTTCTCTGGAGTTTGAGATTTTAGCCACTTCTTCATATTGTTCTTATCATTAAAATCACTATTTAAGTATTGCTCCTTAGTTTTAAAATTTATTAATTCATTAGTTAATAAGTCTCTGCGCTCAAAATACTTTTGATAGTATTTAACTTTATTAAGACCATATCCTTTTAAAGCCATATGAAGAGCTTTATCGTCTTTAAATTCTTTACCATCAACTTTGCATATAACTGACATAAATTATCCGTTCAATATTTCGTCTCTAGAAATTCCCAAAATTTTACATTTAACTTCGTCCATTGTAGATAGTCTATCGATTTCTTTTTCTACAACTTGCTTTCTCATTTCTGCCATTTTTAATAGTTTTGCTCTACTCTCTTCTTCTTTCCACATTTGTACAAGATTAATAACTGAGGCTGTTTCTTTAACTTGTTTGCTAAGTCTTTCGCTGCGCTTTACTTTAAGATCGTTGTTTAATTTTTGTTGGCGATTAACGCAGTCATTGTATTCTTTGCGAGCAGTATTACTTGCTTCTACTAGAGCCATTGGAATTTTACCATCTTCTTGAATAGCTAAATCAATTTGATCTTGTAATACAGTAATTGTTTGTTGAATATTAGAAGATATTAATACTTCTGTGCAAAGTACAATATATTGATCAACTTCTTCTTGAGTTAAATCTCCTTTATTATATGTATATCTTATAAAACTACTTTCGAATAATTCGCGATCTGGTTCATTATCATAAAGATTGATTTGATGAATGAAACGATGAGTATTCATATAACCAATAAGCGCATTAGTTTCTCTTTTTTGAGCATGAGTTATTTTCGTTTTATCAATTCCATCCATAACATATTTATTAATTTTTGCTATAGTTCTTTCTTCGCTACGAGGTGGTTTATAAACTCCATTTACAACTTCTTCATTTTCATTATTATTAAATTTTATATTACTTGGTATAATCTTCATGTATTCAAGAACGCTTCTTGTTTCTTGACATAGATTTGTTAATGTTTCATTTTTAAATAAAATCTTTGCCATTTCTAGTCCAGTCATTGTATGGCAATTATTGCTAATATATTCTTTTTGATCATTGTCTAATTCTTTAAGACCTTTAGCTTGGTATTCATGACTTTTTCTTGGCTTAATAGATCTGGATGCTAAAAATTCTTTAACAGCTTTGCCCTCTTTGCTTCTGCCATCAAGATCGTCTCTATCAAAAGCTAATTTAACTAACTCTACTAATGATGGTGGATTATCTGGACGATTATTCCATTCATTTAATAGTTTTAATTGTTGTTCTTCTGTTAGCTCTGGTAAATTTTCGCTCATATTAGTGAATATCTATATCTCCGTTATAAAGATGCTTTTTAACTTTTACTATAATGACTTTTTTAATATTTTTAATTTGTTTATATCCTGCAATTCTATTCTTTTCGCTTGTTCTATATCCCATTAATTTTGCTGTTTGCTCTTCGTCCTTGCCTTCGATATATAAATGCTGATATACTTTCCATTCGATTGGTTTTAAAACTTTTTGCATTTTATTATGAATATTTTCTGCTGTTCTTTCCATATTAAAATTATCTGTTGGCTTGTCGTTAATTTCTTGATGATGATTTTCTATACTAAGAGTTAATTTTGTGTCATGCGCATTCTTTTTGCTCTTTTCCCAATTAGCATATAGCGGGCAATTTGAACATTGGCTAGAATAAATTGCGCAACCATCTTCACCTTCGGCAGCTGCACATTTAAGGCAAGGGCGCGTAAAATTACTATAATTATTTCTAATTAAATTTTTAATTTGATTGCTGATAATTCTATTGACCCAAGGCGCAAGAGGTTTTGCGGAATCGTATAGATGCCATTTTTTATAAATATGTATTCGCAAGATCTGCGATACATCGTTAAAATCCATCCAATTAATTGCTGTTAAATTCCACTTATTTTTTCTTTTGATAATTTCAGAATTTATTGAATCAATTAGGCTTTCAAAGGTAGGCTTTTTAGCCATCTTTGCGTCCTCGTGAGGACCGTACAGATCCAGCTTCTTTTTTGAAATCTTCTAAAAATTTCTTACGATCTGCTTTTGTAGTTGGTTTTCCTTGTGTTTTTTCTCTTTTTGCTCCGCCTCTTGAACTTCCAATGATATCTCCAATTTTAGTTTTAGTCGATGGATATCCTTGATCAATTTCAACGTCTAATCTACGAATTGGTGGGACGCTATTGACATCATTAATATCATCTTCAGGATCATCAAAATCAGGATCTGTATCTTCATCTTGTGTATTTGTTGCTTTTTGTAATCTTGGAGAAATCTTCTTAGGTGCAGCTGGCTTATCTGCTGTTGGTTTTTGAAGCAAAACTTTATTAACAACTAGTTTATCAAAAGATGTTCCGCATGAACTGCAAAATTTTGGTTTGGAAGCGGAATAGCTAGTTGGACTACCACATTCTGTACAATATAATTTTAACATAATACTAATTATACTTAAAATTAATTAAAATTTCAATATTTAATTAGTGTAGTTCTTCAAATTTTTCAATAATATAAGCTAAAATATCGTTTCGCATAATATCTTCTCTGCCAAATTTAAAAGTATGAATACCTTTATCAGCACTCTTTTTATCATCGAAAAGATTATATATTCTTTCAAATCCACTATTTTTGATATCTGCTTGTCTAATATCTCCTATTAATATTAATTTACTAAATCTACCCATTCTGGTAGTAATTAATAATAAATCATGTATGCTTAAATTTTGCGCTTCGTCGCAGATAATATAACTGGCATTAATACTTAAACCTCTTAAAAAGCCAACTGGCAATCCTTTTACTCGTTCTTGTTTTAATAGCATTTCTACTTGATTCTTTGGCAATAATTCATATAGTTTATCCATTAATGGTTGTAAATAGGGATCTAGCTTACTATGAAGATCACCTTTAAGAAAACCTAGATTATGAGAGGAACTCTCTACAGGATTACGAACATAGAATATTTCGCCTATTTTTTTGTTATTAATTGCATTTAAAGCTGCGTATACGCTAAGAAGACTCTTGGCTGTTCCTGCTGGACCTTTGCAGAATACCATTTTAGTATTCTTATCTTGAAGCAATTGAATGAATTTTTTTTGATTATCTGTCCATTGTAATTCGCGAATAGTTAAGAAACCTTCAATTTTATCTCTTTGAGGAACAGGGACTGACTTATCTTCTTTTTGTTTGTTCTTTTTAGACATGCGACTTACATCTAAGTTTACACCATATTTTAAATTTAGTGTAAATAAAATAGCTGTGGCATATCTCAACGCAAACATACCTCCAATTGAATGTTACGTCCGTGGTAACTACTTAAGGAATCAAGAAGATAGTTTTGATAAGAAATATAGATGTTTAATTTTTGGGGTTACGAGTTTGCCTAGTCAAGTTCCACTTTTTAATTTTCTTATGGAAGATGGTGGAATTTGGTGGCATGCACCTATTAGTGCTTTTTGTTCAGAAGAAAATGCGCCAGATATGGAGCTTACTGAATTAGAACTTTGGGATAGTTTTAGTTATCATATTTCTGTAACAACTTTTTATCTATTAGAAAATAAGGTAGTAAAATATACTGGTAGGAGTGGTAAAGAATATATGGGTCGTTATTTATTTACTCTTGACTGGGCGCATAGTGATTATAATGAATTGAATTTTGGATTTAGTCAAAAACCAGATCAACATAAAGCTGGGCATGTTATAAAACTTGATAATGGGAATTTCGCAATACAACCTAACAACAGAATTAAAGTATTCGATCCAAGCTTCGCAACAAAAACAAATGAATTATTGTTGCAAAGAAAAATAAACTCTCATATTTATACTTCTGAAAATAGCCCAAAATGGGTTACTGAAGATAGTGATAATTATGATTATAAAATACAGGAGACAAAATGAAACATAGCATTAATATAACCAATAGAAATATTCTCGAAGGAGAAAAAGCTAATCCTCAAAATTGCGCTATTGCCAGAGCAATCAAAGGTAAAATGAAAAAAAAGATAACTGACGTATCAGTATTACCAAGTCATGTGACCTTAAGAATAGACAAAAAAATATTTGTTGCCAAAATGCCAAAAGCTGGCGCAAATTTTATTAAAAGATTTGATCGTGGACAAGCTGTAAATGCTTTTCAATTAGATTTAAAATTCAAAAAAGATTTTGCGCTAGTCTAAATTAGATTTTAAATTCGGATCTGCTAGATGCGGATTGTGTACTTTTTTGGTACCTCTTTTATAGTTGGTATATATATTTTTTATTATTTGAACAGGTTTTTCAACTATTTTTTCCACAATTTTTTCTACAGGTTTTTCTACTTCTATTATTTTTTCTACTATTGTTTCGTTTGGTTTTCTATTAGAAGCTATGTTGTAAGCTAATACAAGAGATACTGCTAATGGATCAAATACTACTACAATAAATAAAATAAACCATTTAACTATTGTTTCTACATCCACATTAAAAGCTTTGGCGATAAATTTATATGTGCCAATATCTGATTTTGTTATTTGTTTATTTAAAGCTATAATAGAATTATCTATAGAGTTAATATCATTTAATAATGAATTGTTAATATTATTAATTTTTTCTATATTGGATTCTAATGAAGATATACTAGATTGCATACCTTCTAATGATTTGGATTTTAATTCTACTGATTTCTTATCTATTACCTTTTCTTGGCTATCTTTACCAAATAGACCACCAGATTTGTTTACTGTTGTGGTAGTTGATTGATCTAGTACTTTAGTAAGGTTATTCTCTTGATTTTTACGGGTATCTGTTAAGGTTTGAACTCTTTCGTTATTAGAAGCTATTTGAGAATTTAAGGAGTTCTTCTTGTTCTCTAATAAGGTAAGTTCTGATTGTATTGAATCTAGATCACTTTTAGTTGAATAAAAAGCTTGACTAAGAAAACCAAAGACTCCAAGACTAGTTATGCCCATTAATACTAAAACTGCACAAGTTAAATATATTTTTAATAATTTATTAATTTTATTCCAATAGCGATATAAGAAGCTAGTAGCCATTAATTTACCAAACTCAAGACTACTTGCCATTAATATAGTAGCCCAAAAGCTACCAGAGAATAATAAACCTATACCTTTAACAGAGAAAAATGCGCCACAAGAGGCTACAAAAATCGCGCTAAGTCCTAATAATGCTGTAAATAAGCTCACTTATTACTTACACCAACAACTTGGTTATTTTTTAGTAGGTGTATTTGATCCTACTTCAAGATAGCAACTATAAGGAGAAGTCTTTTGAGTTTTCCTGTCATAAGAGACACCGACCACATATAAAAGCTTGGGCGATGTGGATTTTGATGAATTTTTATTAACAATAGAATTTATTACCTGTGTTTGTTTATTTATGACTTCATTTTTTATTTTTTTGTATTGAACTAAGAAGAGATAACCCATTCCTAATAAGGTAACCAATATAAGTGAATTATAATTAAACTTCATGTATACATAGATTATAAGTAAGATTAGCGGCCAAATCAAAAAGAAGTATATTAGAAAGGGTTTTAGAGAAAAATAGCCCCCCGGATTTTTTTACCTTGAAGAATATTGTATTTTAATTAGTTTATATTGGTTTTTAGAAAAGGGGGGTATACATAGGGATATATACAATAACAATTATTATAATAGGGGAGAATGATATAAACACCCCCATGGCTCTTTTGACGATAGAGGTTGGTTAAAGTTTTCAAAAATGGGGGGGATATATTCTATAAAAAATATTAGGCACAAGTCGTAAGTTGTTGATTATCAACGAAATTTAAATGGTAAAAATCCCTTGCACTATTCCTAATCTGTGATAGATTACCTATATGAAGAAATTAAGTAAATACGAACAACTGATCGCAAACCTCAACAAAGCTAGCCAAGACCTAAAGGATGCCTCTACAAAGGCCATCGCAACCCTTGACGCTCACGCAGAGAAGGTGGAGAGTATCCACCAACAAGCGATGCAAAAATAATAGTTGACGAAACATAACCAGAAAGGCATACTAAGACCATGAAACAAAACCTCAAAATCAGTTACCAAACATTCGGCGAAAACAATGCTTACCTTCTCGAAGGAAGCATCAAACAAATCAATCACTTCTTCAATTCTATCTATAATTGGGAAGGAACTAACGGCAAGTTGCACGACATGGGCAACGGCAAAGCGTTCTACTTCTACGCTCATCCAGATGATGTGATGAAAGCCCTTACTAAGGTTGCGTTGCATAGCTTGGTCAATAAGATCAACGCTAAGGGACGCAAGGGTGGACTGCTTGACCTTGCCAAGGCTAAGGCACAGAGCGTCATCGATGAGATGCACCAGACCTGTTTCCTTTGGGGTGCGACTAGCTCAGAAGGATATAGCCTTGGTACTATCAGTGCAGAGAAACCCTCTGACTACTGCGGTGCAGTCAGCAATGGAAGGGACTAATCCTATGACAGCAGAACTATTCATCGTAGCACTAACAATACTAGGCGAAGCGAGGGGTGAAACCTTTGAAGGTATGGCTGGCGTTGCTAGCGTCATTCAAACAAGGATGGTAGAGCGTAAGCAGACAGCCTCACAGGTTTGCCTATCGCCTAAACAATTTAGCTTCTGGAATGGTGGAGTGACTGAAGCTACCAAGAAGAAGCTACTAGCAACAGCACAAGGTAAGAACGCTCTATACCTTGCTGACCTAGTTATCCATCAGCAGATGCCCGATATCGTAAGAGGTGCAAACCATTACCACGCTATCAGCGTCTCGCCTAAGTGGGCAAAGAATACAAAGCTAGTAGCAACTATCCGCAATCATAAGTTTTACAGACTGTAAGACTTGACAACAAAGAAAGGTATGATAAGCTAAACATATGACAAATAATAACCCAATCAAACGAGCGATCCTCATCGATCCATTCAATGAAACCATTACCGAAGTTAAGATGGTAGATACTAAACTCCAAACCATCTACGCACTCCTCGGGTGCAACATCATAACGATCACTAGTCTTGCTAACGGAATTGATATGGTGCTAGATGACGAAGGCTTGCTAAAAGATAGTGAGAACCAAGCATACTTTAAGTTTGGTATTGGCTCGCAACCTTTTGCAGGAAAAGCTTTGATCGTTGCAACAGATAACGAAGGAGACTTTGCATCGTTGCCAGAAAAAGTTTCAGTCGATAAGATAAATGACAGAGTCATTTTCTTTAAACCCTCGAAAGAAACTCTAGAAGAATCTCTAGAAATAAAGATCATGCCATTCTAAAAGCTAATTTCTGTAAGTAGTTGAATACCAACGACTTACGGCGGCGGGAGCAGTGCGGTTGTAACTCGTTGATGGTCAATGAGATTTAAATGAAGAAATATCTTGCAAAATTTCCAAAATGTGATAAATTAAGAGTATGAAAAGAAAAACAAAATTAGAAATCCTCCTCGGAAATTTAGACAAAGCTTCGGCTGACCTCAAAAAAGCCGTTGAAGAATCACAAAAGAGACTCGATGAAAGTTTCTCGAAATATGAACACAAAGTTGAAGTTGCTCATCATAACTCTATGATAATCAACGAAAAACAAATTGAAGAAATAATTTGACTTTTGGACGAATTGTGGTAAACTATATACATAAGATAAAAGATAACAAATAACAAAGAAAGAAAAAAATAAAATGACTCATAGAATGATAAACTGGAATTTTCAACGAAAACAAATGCGTGAAAATATGCGAAAGAATATGGATTCCTCTGAATCCATAATCACTAACTCTGATAACACACCAACTTACTTTGGTCAAATCTACCTTTACGAAGGAACTCTAGTAAAAGTTTCTTATAAAACTTCTGCAAATACCGCAGTTGTAACCTTCCTAGAAGGTAAAGATAAAGATAAGGTTGGAACTATCAACCTTAACAATGCTAAACTAGTAAAGGAAAATAAATAAATGAACATTCAACAATTTGAAGAACTCTTAAAGAATCACGATTGGACTTACCAAATGAGTGAAGACTCATACTACTATCGTAGGGGTCAAAATCAACTCAAAGAGATAGATGAAGCTATCGCCCAAGGTGGCGAAGAATATCAAAAGCTTTATAAACAATATCGTAACAAGTTTGGAGTATAAAAATGAATCAAGATGACATTAAAAGAATTGAAAGTAATCAACGCAAGTGGGAATTAAACCGCAAGCGTTGGTCAGAATGGAAAAAGAATAATCCAGAAAAAGCTGCAAGTCGTTCTAAATCAACGAAATTTAATAGCTTGACAAAATAGGAAAGTGTGATAGATTAAAGATATGACATACGAAAAAAGAAAACAAAAAGAAATCGAAGCTCAAAAAGCTCACTTGGCTCAAAAGGCTAAACTCACAGCAGAAAAGGCTGAACTTTTCAAAAGTCTCAACATCCAAATTGGAGACTTCATCGAAATAACAACCTCGAAAGGCAGTCGAGTTTTGTTCGTGGAAGATTCTGCGAACACTTACGACACTCTGCCTTTCCTCAAAAACATTCTTTTCCTCTCGTTCAGGGGAATGAATGGTGCTAGCATCGTTGGGATGACTTGTCTCCTAGATGTTGTGGAAGTTAAAAAAGTAAAAGGAAGTATCGCACTTCTACAAGAAGTTGAAGAAGCGATGAAAGTTTCAAACCGAATCTTTCAAAGCTATAACGAAGCTGGAAGTTACAAAGGAGACTAAATGAAAAAAATACTTTTCAAAATAAATAAAAAAACTTATAGACTCGCTGTGAAAAATGGTGAGGAAAAAAACTTTCTGCGAGAGAGATTTTTTTACTACATCTCTGCGAGTTGTTTGAATCTTCGAGACTTGTTGTAAGATACTGAGTATCAACGACTTACAACGCGCCTCCCGCCCCGCGCGCAAACCCTTGATAATCAACGACTTACAAAAATAGATCTTATAACAAAAACTGAATGAAGCGAAAAGATCGAGGCTATTTGCTATTAGGCTATTTCCTATTTGCTATTAGCAGTTCTTCTATTTGCTTTTTTTGAAAATAAAACTTGTGCTAAATCAAATCTGTGATACATTTAATCTATGACAAACGAAATCACATCCCTAGCGACGGAAACCTGCGAGGAAGCCTATGTGGACGCGAATGCGTTCTTTGACTACATCAATTCCAATGATGTAGTTAATGCAATGCTGGATGCGCTCTCTGGAGTTTACGACTCCAGCGAAACTATCGTGGAGGTCAAATAATATGGACTACAAAGCGTCCCTCAAGGAATGGATGAGCCAGCACATGCTGTCTCCGCTGGATGTGCGTGACATCCTTAACCAGATGCGCGAAGATGATCGCGCTATCAAATCCGAAACCTCGAACGAGCCAAACGATTCTATGGATGGCGACTTCGACTCTGCTATGGCTTCTGCTGGCCACGGCACTGATGAGGATTACAATGGCGGATGCTTCCAGATGGAAGACTTCGGTTGGGCTGGTGACGAAAACCTCTGTGGAGAATAAAATATGATTGATATATTCGATGACGAAAAAACATTAAAAATCTGGGCAAAAAAAATGTTGGATGATCAAGCTATGGAGCGATCTTTACAAGAGGGGCTCGAGTTCGATGATGTTGAATAGCTAAGTTGTTGGTTATCAACGACTTAGGGCCGCAGGGCTCCCGCCGTTGTAAATCCTTGATAATCAAAGACTTACAGCGGTTGAGTTTTTACATACTCGCTCGCCATCCTTCAAATAATTCGTCTATCTCTTTTTGCTTTTGCACAAAACTTTTGTTTGTATCTAGTGGAGGATTTTCGTTATCGCCCCACGGATAAAAAGATTCTAAGTTTTCGTTTAAGAGTTTTTCTATGTTCATTTTGTTTTTCCTTTAATTAAAAAAATACATACTAACGCAAAGATTAAGATGATATACATAAGAGAACATCTTAATGCTTTTTATAATCAATTGCAAACTCATTCTTATCCCAACACTTCCGACAATCACCGCACTTGTTGCCTTGCTTAGAAGATGGGCAGTTAAAGTTTCCTAGCTTGCTCGCACCGCTAACGCACAAACCTAAACGTTGAGCGATACCAACGGGTGCGGGGCCATCCATCATAAGAGCAGACAAACGAATGGTAAGATTACTAGGCACTTCACCGCCTTTTTCAATATAGGTTGAGACAAAAGCATACTCTCTTGTGGGCAACCAAAAAGAAATATGCGGGAGATTCTTTGCAATCTTCACAATCTTTTCAATATGCCACACACCTTGCAAGTCTCCTGAATCGTGCCACCTGAAATGTGGATTTTTAACCTTGCCGATTAAATATGTCATAGCATCCACCCACAAGTCATTAGTAAGAGAAGCGAAACGTTTCTCCATCGCTTTCTGAACGTTGGGGAAAACATAACGCCCTTTAAGAGCATAGCAAAAAGCACAAATGCTTCCCACAACGTTACGCATTTTCTGCCCAATAAGACAACGCTTCGCTGGCGTTGAGTAAGCATATCCGGGCATCTTCGAGGGTTTTGAGAGTGTGCCAACAATCTCTTCAGCTTGTTTTTTGTTTTTGAACATAAAAATAGGTTACCACGTTTTTGTTTTCGTGCAAGTTTTTTTTATAGTTAAATCTCGTTGACTATCAATGACTTACGACGGCAGGGGTCCCGCTTGCCTAAGTTGTTGATACTTAAGCGGTTACAGTTTCTTCATCTGGAATCTCTTCGTTTTCTTTTCTCTCAACGAAAGCGTCAAATCTTTTTTGTGCTTTGCTAGAAGCTGAAATAATAAAGTTCATATCTTTTTTTAATACTTCTAACCAATTAGAAAGATAACTAGCAGAATTGTTAAAACATTTTTCAGAATCAATTCCGCAGAAGTTAAGGCAAAGGCTCGCAAAAATCTCTGCGGTCAATTCTTCTTTGCTATAATTCTGAGTGCCAAAACCATTCTTAACATTATCACCTGTGCTTTTATGCATAGCGTGGCCAATCTCATGAAACGCTGTCGAGTAATACTCCTCAACGCTGTTGAAATTTTCCTTTGGGGGCAAATCAATCTTGTGATCTTCTGGATAGTAGCAAGCACGACTGCCACCATGCTTAATCTGAATCACACACTTGTTGATCAACTTTTCTGCTTCTTCTACTGGTGAGAAATCCAGCTTCTTCACTTCGGGCTGTTTCCACTTCATGCCCTCAATATCACTCAAACCAAAAACTTTATAGAATCTCATAAGAGGAAAGCCACCAGACTCATCATCTTTCTTCTTTAATAGTTTGTAATAAACTACCATGTGAGACTTAGCGCCCTTTTTGATTCTTCCGCCAAGTTCTTTAATCTGATTAAAAGTAAAAAAGAAATCATCAGAGGCTACCATGCGAAGTAAGAATTGATTGATGCCCCTATAACCCTTTTTGGAAACTCCGTTGCAGAGGTCAAAAACTTTCCAAGGCTTCTGCCAAGGGATGACTCCTTTGTTGAGGGCTTCGATGAACTTTTCTGTGATAATTTCGTTTACTTTCATAGCTTAAATATATCAGAATTTTGTTTTTTGTCTACATTTAAATTTCATTGACTATCAATGACTTAGGATAAAAGGGGATTGCCGTTGTAAATACTTAACTATCAATCAGATAAAAATATTGATTTAAAACCAATATGGTGTAATATAAGTTATGAGGGTATCTGGTTTACTTGAATCTTCTGCGCTGTATAAAAAGTTTATGGAAGAACGCGAGGAGATATTAAAACACAAATGGATCGAAAGCGAAAAAGCTGGCAAAGATATTGGTTTTGAAAAAGCTCTGTTAAGTTGGGTTTTCAACCACAGAGAAAAATGGCGTAATAAAAATTAGTTCTTCGACCCTTTACGCTCTAGATTCGTAAAGGAAATACCCTGCTCTTTTAATTTGCCTCAGACTCTGGGCGTTGGCAGGTTCATCCTCTTATGGAGTTAGTCAG